ATGCTTCCTCTAACCACTGATCAAACAATGGTTTTAGCGCTTCTTCAAACGTGGTCATCAGTTCCCACCCCTAAACCTTTTCTTTGTAGCGTAAATGCGACTTCTTTACCAAAAAAAATTTCTATCGCTTCTGCATCTGATAACGGAATCTGTTCTTTAATGCCTTTTGCCTCTTCTATAGAAAAATCTCCACCTTTTTTCATTTTTCTGTAGAAAGTACTTCTGTCTATGCCAATAGAATCAGCTACAGCTTGTTGGGTCGTTCCTCTTTCAACAATTAGGCCTTTTAATTTAGCAACATTAATCATTTATAACACCTCTCTCTAAAATCGCATTTATGCGACTTGGTATTTGTAATATACCACCTTGAATGTCATCAGTCAACAAAAAAGTTGCATTTATGCAATTATTTTTGTTGCAATTATGCAACCTGCAATATATAATAATTATTGGAGGTGATAAAATGAATGTAGGCGAACGCATGAAATTAAGAAGAAAAGAATTGAATATTAGCGCTGATAAAATCGCTAATGAACTGGGTGTATCACGTTCAACAATTTTTAGATATGAAAAAGGCGATATCGAAAAACTACCTACAGAGAGATTGATAACTATTGCTAAAATTCTAAAAACAACTCCCGAAGAATTGATGGGCTGGAACACTTCGAATGATTTTTCTTCGATAGAAGCTATCTATAATAAGTTAGATACTACGAGAAAGCAGAAAGTATGTAGGTATGCCGAGCATCAATTAGAAGAGCAAAAAAGAAATACATCTAATAATAAAGTTATTGCTTTCATGCCAACAAATACAACCACTGTAGAACTTTCAGGCAGATTATCAGCTGGTGGAGGTGCATTTAATGACAAAGGTTGTATAGAAAGTGTTGAAGTAGGCTCAGCTCCTTCGCAGTATGATTTAGCATTCCAAGTTTGTGGAGACAGTATGTACCCTACTTTTCAAGATGGTGAAATTGTTTTTGTAAAAGAAACTATGGATATCTATAATGGACAGATTGGGGCAATTGAAATTAATGGCGAAGCATTTATTAAAAAAATGTACCTAGAAGGAACTAGGCTGCGTCTGGTGTCTCTAAATACTGAAATAGATGAAGATGGAAATCGATTATATCCTGATTTTTACGCTGACGAATTAGATGATTTATATGTAATCGGACGTGTAATTATATAAAAAGTCCCGTGCTCTAACATGGGCATTTCTCTTGTAGAGAGCTATGAGTATAAAAAAATTATATCAGAAAGAGGAGAAAAAAATGGCAAAAAAAGTGATAGGCGAAGACGGTAAAACTTATACTATGAAAGAAAAAAAACCTTTTTATAAAAAAATTTGGTTTTGGGTATTGGCTGTTATTGTTTTAATAATTATTGGAGGATCGCTTGGTGGTAATGATAAAAAAGCTTCTTCTAACGGTGGAGAAAAAGTTAATCAATCATCAACAAGCAAAAATTCAAAATCAAAAGATGAAAAAGAAGAAAATAAATTTTATAATATCGGCGATACAGTCAAAGTAGGAAATGCAGAATATACTCTAACAGGAGTAGAACTTACAGAAGAACGTAATGAATTTACTGAAAAACAACCTGCACAGGTTGTTAAAGTTTCATATATTGTTAAAAACAACGGTGATAAAGATATTCCAGTGGGTATGGATATTGAAGTATACGGCTCTGATAACAAAAAAGCCGAAACGTATCCGAATGACAACACGATGGGATCGGTAGCTTCTGGAAAAGAAATGGACTGTATTGCCCACTTCGGGTTAAATCAACCTGGAGAAATAGAAATTCAATTTAGCCCTATTGTATCATTTGAAAAAGCTGCAAAATTCAAAGCAACAGTATAAAGATTAGCCTTCGGGCTTTTCTTTTCAGTCACACAAGAACATACATTCCCCAAGGAGGATCAATATGAATAAATATGAAGTAGAAAAACGATTATGCGAAGAATTGCACATTGACTATATACACTTAAACCTTCGTACTGGTCCAAGTTATAGGTTCACTGAGGAAGAGTATCAAGAGCTAAAATCCGACTATGCCAAATTATTTTTACAACTAAAAGATATTGGAGAGTAAGATTAGAAATATTTTTAGATAGTATTTCCACAATGAAATTTGAATAAAGGAGTTGCTAGATATGGCTTCAATAAAAAAATATACAAAAAAAGATGGATCAACAGCCTATATGTTCAACGCATATTTAGGCGTTGATCCAGTAACGGGTAAAAGCAGACGCACCACACGTCGTGGTTTTAGAACACAGAAAGAAGCAAAGTTGGCATTATCTAGGCTAGAACTTGAAGTGGATTCCAAAGGTTTCGTAAAACAGAATTACAGCACGTTTAAAGACGTATACGAGCTTTGGTATGCTCAATATGTAAATACAGTTAAACCTATCACAGCAGGCCATACAGAGCGTATGTTTAGGCTTCACATCTTGCCAGAGTTTGGCAACATTAAAATTAATAAATTAACAAAACTAATGTGTCAAAAAGCGGTCAATAAATGGAGTAAAGAATATTCAGCATTTTATCTGCTAAAATCAATAACCCAAAAAATGTTACACTATGCTGTTGCTCAGGATATTATAGATATTAACCCCATGCAATATGTTGTAATGCCAAAAAAAGATAAAACAAATGAAACAAAAAAGAAACAGTTTTTAGAACTATCCGAACTAAAAGATTTTCTGGCGGAAGCGAAAGAAACACTAAACTTTCAAGACTATTTAATATTCCGTGTTTTAGCATTTACAGGAATCAGAAAAGGAGAATTATACGCCTTAACATGGGAAGATATTAACATTTCATACAAACAATTAACCGTAAATAAAACACTTACAAGAATAGGCAAAGAATACATTATATCGACACCTAAGACAAAAGCTTCTAATAGAACCATAGGCCTTGATGATACCACTGTATCTGAGTTAATTATCTGGAAAAAACATCAAAAGCAAGAATTGTTAAAATATGGTTTTAAAACTAAAAGTAATGATAAACAGCTTATTTTTCATAGAAAGAATAACACTTTACATTATCCAGAACACATTAATTTTCTTTTGTTATCGGAAATGAAAACTTCTCTATCCCCCCACTCATTTAGACATACTCATGCTTCTTTGTTATTCGAATCGGGAGCTACAATTAAAGATGTGCAGAAAAGACTTGGCCACACTAACGTTAATACCACGATGGATATTTACACTCATGTAACCAAGTCTTCTGAAAGAAAAGCAATTGATAAGTTATCAAATTATGCTAATTTTTAAAATATGGTATTCATTTTGGTATTCAATGTTTTTGAAAACCTTATATACCAAGGATACTCCCTTATATTAGTATTTTAACAAGAAATAAATCACAAGTACAAGTTACTCACTAAAACACAAATAAACGTTGATACAAAGCCATTTATGTTTTATTCAACTACAAATATTCCACAACTTTTCACACCATCATGGTATTCAAATGGTAGTCAAATATTACAGTTTTGTAAAACGATAGACAACACGAACGTACATTCGGTATAATAAGATTAATAGGAGGACGATATCATGAAAACTAATTATGTAGGAGTAGTTGAAAAGATTAGGATGTTAAGTATGTACCCAAAAATGCTCGTTCGATTCTCATTAGTAACACAGGACGAAACTATAAACTGTATCGTCTCTAAACACGAACTGGCAAATATGTTATTAATGCTACCCGAAAAATCTGAATTAGCTGTCTATGGTCATTTAAATAAACGAAATCAACTTGTCATTGAGAAAATGCTTGTAAGGAAATCTTTGATCAGTGCATAAAAAATAAGCCTCACTCTCATCTGGGAGCGAGGTTTTTTATGGACCATACAGGACTCGAACCTGTGACCGAACGGTTATGAGCCGTTTGCTCTAACCAACTGAGCTAATGGTCCTAAAAAGAGCCACCTTAGAAAGGCGACTCGAAAGAAATTTAATAAGTGTGTTATTATTTTACACTACCTATAAATATTTTACTATACTTTATTTCACGACTGGAAACATAGCTTCTAAGCGATTGTACCAAGGAGCGTTTTTGTTCCATTTATCTTGTCCGTAGAAAGGAATATCTTTTCCATTGTTTCTCTTGTATAGGTCCTCAATGACTTTCATTTCATCTGGATGAGACACACGTCTTGTATTCACTCCGTTACAAAACATTACCGTCCAAGCATCTCCATTCCATTCTAGTTTACCTGTTTTTGAATTAATTGGTCTTTCGTATAAACATTGCATAGTCGTTTCTCCACCTTTTATATTATTTTGATTGTTATTACTTGAATTGTCATTGCCTTCGTTTGGATTGCCCATATATTTTTTTATTTGGCTAATAAAATAGTCTTTCACGGCATTTGTTTCTTTTCCATGCAATTCCCACGAACGGTGAGGACATGCCGTAGGAACAAATTCTTTGTGTAATCTTACAGTATCTCTATTGGGATGCATTCCCCAAAACTTCATATCTTCAGCAACTTGTTTAAATGTCATTTGTTCATTAGCTAAAAAATCGGCATCGCTAGCACCCATTGATTGACATACTTCATAGCCAACATAGTTCAAATTCCCATCTGGATTCGCTGTGTGCCATGCTGCATTGAATGTATCTTCTACACGTGCAATTGTATTTCGATCAATATAATAATGAGCAAAGCCATTCGCCAGTTGTGTAGGAGACATTACAGCCAAGGCATTGACATATTGTGCAGCTGTAGCATAAATACTTCCGGCATCATTATGAATGACAACACCTTTTGGCGTCGCATTGGGACGTCTCCCGGCAATCCCACCGCAAACAGATTGATTAATCACTTGCACCATCTTTAGGTTCACCACCTTTATCATTTTCATCTTTTAATTTACTTAAATGCTCCTTAACCCATGAAGGAAAGGGAACGCCTAACTGCCCTAAGTTTTCAATAATGGAAATGCCATACACTGCTATATAAAATAAGACAAATCCAGTAGCGATTGATTCTAGACCCATGATTTTCAAGTATGGATAAGCAACGCTTATTAAGCAGACCACTAATAAATGTTTTACTAATCCTAGCAATCCTTTTGTGCTATTTCCTTCCTTAATGAAAATACCTTTACATAATCCTGTTAAGATATCCCCTAACACAATCCAGACAAAAACCTGAATAAAACCGTTAGAAATCATATTCTTGAATTCTAGTATCAACGCTTGATTATCAATAATCACCATATTTTCCACCTTCCAATAATAAAAACCGCTTAGCTTTTTGCTAAACGGCTTCATTTTAAAATTCAATCTCTATACTAATTCTGTAATATGCATAGAAGAAAGTTGCGTATAATCAAGTTGCTTATCTGCTGCTAATTCTAAACGAAACGCAAGATACTCACCTTTTTTTAGTGTAACATTTAAATCAAAGGCTGCGACATTTTGATAATTCAAACCGCCAACAGCCCCGACTGCTGATCCAATACCTAAGTCTCCTACACCTTCATCAAGACCTTTGTCTATATGAGTATAAGCATATAGAACCCCTTTTGAGCTCCCAACTTGATATTTAACGGTTCCTTGTATATTTAATTTACAATCTCTCAAAACAGTAGCTTGCCACCTACCGCTATTCCATTGCAATGGATCGCTTTTCATCGGTAATCCAAGTCGCTGTCCTACGTTGCTAAATTCTGGTCCTAAGTTGTATCTTGACTTATTTTTGAATCCAGGATGATTAGTTCCTGATGAATACCAAGCTTCGAAAGGTTGCTCTTTTTCAAAAGCTACTTTTTTCCAATCCGTCCAAGATGAGGGCACACCACCAAATTGACGAATAACAATTGTTCGTTCCGTTTGAAATAATTGTCTGACTCCCCCTGGGTCTTTACTAACGAACAAACTTCCAGAGTTCGGTAGCGGCTTGTTTTCAACTCCTGTAGCCGGAATTGAGTATATGCCAGGTTCTTTAGCGTCATTTAAATCCGATAATTTAGCTTTTTTTAAAACAAATAACCCATTTTCTGCTGACTTTTGAGGGATGAATTTCTCATCTGATTCTGCCCGTGTATAAAAGTCTGCTGCTCTCAATTCTTCTAGGGCGGCATTCATAGCATCAGTAACTGTTTTTCCAATTGTTGTAATCTTGGTTTCGCTATCTGTAGCCACCTTTGATATACGACCTTCTGCATCGCTGACTGTTTTATCAATTTTCGCTTGTAATGCATTCATTTCTTTTTTAATTGATTCAATACGAGCAACTACCGCATCATAATCAGTATCTATTTTTTTTAAAGCTGCTTGATAGGCCTCGTTTAACGCTGTTACCAATTTGTTGTATTCTGTGATAATCGTTTCTGCTTCCTCTGCGTTAATGTCAGCATTTCCTTTAACAATAATTTTAAAGTCTCCGGTAGTATCTCTTTTCCCATCTTTTTGAAACGAGAAATAAGCCCTCTTGTATGTCCCTTCTACGCTAAAAGCTGCACTAGGAAACGTGTATTCAAATGTTCCTTTTTGCAATCCAGCGTTATTGGAAGAAACGTTTTCAGAATCAAAAACTTTCACTTTTCCGCCTGCGGGTTCTCCCTCAAAGGTAATAATTCCACCCGATAAATCTGGTATCTCATCTCGCCGAGAAATTTTCACAGTAATTGTTTGCATTTTTTCGTCGCCAACACGACCATAAATAATTGGTGGCATTATTGGATCCTTTGAAAAATCGAGATTTAATATCTTATTCGCCATCAAATCACCCCTCTATGATATTTTCTTTTATTCCTGTTCTTTCGATTAACCTTGCCCTCTAAATGCTCTATCCGTTCAATCAGCTGTTTATTTGTCAAACTGTTCAACATTATCTGTTTATTCATATCTAACCCTAAATAATGATCTTCGGTGTCCTGTGCGCAAAGGAAAGGGGAATACTGAGCGATTAAACCTAGCTCTCGTTTTGCTGATGGCTGCTTTTGTTTATTTCTCGTTTGATAATTTTGTTTTCTGTTAAACTCAACAAAGTTTAGTTTCTTTGTTTCTTCAATGCCATCTATCGCAGTATTTTCAATGTTTTCTTTCAAACGTATATCTGATTGATTAATGATTGAATACCCGTTCATGTTTAAACTAGAGTAAAAATTTACAGGCGCATTATTAGGAACCTTTAACCCAGTAATAAATATATTTCGTAGTGCCTTATCGTTTCCGTTAACATCCGTTTCAAATATTGTATTGAATAAACTTACATGTCCATTATTTCCATTTACACGGATAGAACCTACATGGGCATCCGAAGAACTATCATAACGACCTAGCCATAAATCTGTTCCTGGATAAGCTGAAATATTCAAATATTCACGACCTGTTGGAATGTACAGTGTTCTGTATAATCCACCTAGAGTATTTATCCCGTTTGATTTATACAAACGGAAAGCTCCACCTGTCATCTCAGAAAAAAGTTTTCCATTCCAAAGATTCTTTATTGTTCCACTACTCATAGTTATTTGACTAGCACCGCTTTCTGATGTAATGGTACTACCTGTAATAGCTACCCCTATTATATTAATAGCTCTCAATGTTCCCGTGGTCATTCGATCTGCAACAATCGCTCCGTTATTCGTCATAGCTAAACCGTAGGTACCGTTATAGCCTGTAGAACTAAATCCCAGACCACCAACATTCCACCGCCAAACTTTCCTAGCCGTATTTACATCAGTTGTATCCATAATTAATAATTCTTGCGGGTCTGCTATGGATGGATAAATAACCACATGACCTTTTCCAGGGTTTTTGATGATATCAGAAGCTTCTTTTTGAGCTTGTTCAAGCCAACCAAGTTTGTCTTTTATATCTTCAGTATCCGTTTTTGAGTCTTCAATTACTTTGGCAAAGTCGGTTCTTGCTTCACCTAATTCGATTGACTCGTATCGATCTAAAGCAATATTCCACACCGTTTTAACAATTTGCGCGGTTGTATTGATGTTTAATTGATTAAATGCCACCGTTACCCAATCACACAGATCGACTATTTCCAAGTTTTTAAGCTGTTCTTTTGAAACAGAACTTGCTAAGTCAACGTAACTAGCTTTTATACTTACCCGAGGGATACCTACATTGTTAGACTTGATAAACGATTGCACCATGCCACGCAAAGCCGCTACGTCTTTTGGCTCTTTGTCACTAAAATCGACCATCTGTATTCTACGTTCCGTGTAATTACCGACATAGTCACTATCTATATACACTTCTGGTAAAGTGATTATTTTTTCATCATCGCCATTACCAATTTTTGCCCAACCATATATTGAAGTATACGTATTTTCAATGGATTCCTCTTGATTAATATCTGTTAAATTTTTACCGTAGGCAATGACTACATTCGTATCGGTACCGGCTTTTGCTAACAAGCGAACTTGATTATTATTAAAAAGATATTCCCCACCGAAATTATCTAAAATTGAACCAGCGACACCGCCTAAAACTTCTTGCGCATTTTTATATTTTGCGGGGTCTGTAAAATCAATTGAAGACGTAGTCCCCACATCACTGTAAAAAGTAAAATCACTTTTAGGCTCCATCTGACTTCTTAATTGATTCAATGCTGTTTGTGCCGAAATATTAGAGTATTTGGAACCTATTTTTACCATTGTGCGCAACAATTTATAGCGATAATGCTCACAGTAAACAGTGACAATCCCTTTGATTGGTTTTGTAATTTGTGCGATTTCAAATCGCTAACTTTTTGCGACTAATGTCGGTCCAGCATCTGCAACTATCCATCTTCCTACTTTAAGCTCGTGAAATAGTTTCCCTACCACTGGATACTGGAATGTCATATCATAAATACCATTACGTTCCCTTGTAGAAAGAGGATTTATTGCATCTTGTAAAGGACCTATGCCTAGGGAGTTCCAATTGTTATTTTTCTTATCATGTAAAATAATCGTGCTCATACGGCTAAAGTCCTCCATTTTGGCTTAATTTTAAAATCAGTGATATAGGTATAATTGATAATGCTTTCGCCTGGGGGCAGAGTGATTGGGTTATAACCATCTGTATTTAAAAAGCAATATTTTGTGATATTAACGCCACCATCTTTATAAGCAATGCCTTCTTCACAATCTAGCGTAATTTTTCCTGTTCCAGCTTCTTTTGCAATCCTGAATTGTTGGCCATTAATATAAATATTACTATCTTGTGTACTACTAGTTTTATTGAAAGTTATAATTGGCAGACTAGAAAAAGCTTCTGGATTCCTAATGCCACCTCCACTTTTTATATCTCTTTCATCATCACCATCAAGACGAAAAACGAACGGCTGGCACTTAAAAACAAAATCAACATCTAACCAACTTCTTGTTTTGTCTGCTGCATCTACTTTGCTGTAGCCTAGCGCTTTATAATAGTACTCGCTGTATTCACTAAAAATAAGTGGGGCATAATCTTTCGATAAATAAAGCCACGCAGCGATATCTCTTAACTGCGCAGCAATGGTTGTATCTGGTTGTTTATAAAGTCTTACCGGAAAGACTTTCTCAATGTCGTTATATTTTCCTTTATCGTATATGACATCGGAATTTCTTCCGTCAATTTCTGTAAACTGCAGAGCGGCCTCTGGAATAGTAAACGTCATTTCGTTTCTTATTCGCATAGAGAATTCATTCGATTTTTTTCCTCTAAATTGAAAATATGGATAATTCGTTAAATCCATTATAGCCGCCCCCTTGTTTGTCGTTCTGTGAGTGTTGCCAATTGTTGAGAAGTTTCTTCAATTGATTTCTCATTAGAAAGATCTGCATGTTCAATGTTTATATTTATTGTAGGATTGTATGTTTTCGCAAAGTTGCTATTATTTACAATTTGGCTACCCAAATTAGCAGCGCCCATCATATTTGTGTTTAATGCTAGTTCTGGACTAGTAAAGTTAAAATTTGAAAAAGCATTATCAAATGAGAGTGTATCCGCAATTTGATTAGCCATAGGCTTAATTGTTTTTTGGACAGATTTAAAACTCGCTTGTAAGCTTTCATTTAAACCACCCATAATCGCTTTACCAGCTGGAATTAGAAGTTTTCTATCGTAACTAATAGGACCTTTATGTTCTCGTATCCAATCACCAATACCACTGACAAACTCTTTCGTCGCTTCCCATGCATGTGTAAGCCCATCAGTGAAACTTTCCATAATTGCTCTACCAGCCGCAAATAGATCAAAATCCATAGCAGCTTTTACAGTTTCTTTTACACCTTCCCATATGTCTGATGCAATGCTTTTTGCTGTACTCCAAGCACTTTGCATTCCTTTTAATGTAGCATCTGCAAGATTGGCTACTGTTGATTTAGTATTTTCCCATTTTTCTGCAGTGGCTTGTTTTACACCTTCCCAAGTATCGGATGCCCACTGTTTCGCTCCACTCCATGCGCTTTTAGCCCATTCTAGAGCGTTCTTTGCAGATTCTGATACTGTAGTTTTTATTCCGTCCCATGTTTCGGCAGAAGTTTGCTTAACACTTTCCCAGGTGTCGGATGCCCACTGTTTCGCTCCGCTCCATGCGTTCTTAGCACCATCAAGCGCACTTTTTGCCAAATTTGAAATTGTACTAGTAATTGCATCCCACACTGTAGAAGCTATATTGCTAATCCCTTCCCATATATCACTTAAGAAGTTTTTTCCAGTTTCCCAAACTGTTTTTACAAAATTGACTACGCCTTCAACATATGAACCAATTATCTGTTGTATGCCGTCCCAGATCATACTACCGGCTTCTTTAATACTTTCCCAAATCATTGATAAGTCTTCCTTTAATTGTTCCCAATCACCAGTTATCAAATCAATCAAAAGTAGTATAGGGCCCATAATTACAGATTTAATCAATTCCCAAACGCCTTCCGCAGTCGTTTTAATTCCTTCCCATATACCAGTAATTGTTTCTGTGAAATTATTCCAGAGTTCTACAATGCCATCAACAATAATCATCACTGTTGGCCCTATCGTTTCCCAAATAGCGTTAAATACATCAACTGCAGACTGCCAAATACCTTTCAAAAATTCAACAGACGTATTAAATGCCGAAATAATTCCATCTAATAAACTTTGGAAAAATTCTGTTACACCGCTCCACAAATCTTTCACTGTTTCTATACTAGATTTAAAGATAGACGTTATATCTTCCCCTAGTTTTTTGAAAAAATCCATCGTACCCTTCCAGAGCTCTTTAACCGTTTTAACTGCAGAATCAAAAATATCTGTTATTCCTTCCCAAACTCCTTTGAAGAAATCGACCATACCTTCCCAAGCCTTTACAAGCCAGTCTGTAAAGGCCTTCCATGCTTTTTGACCAGATTTAGTTTTGGTTATCCAATAAACTAATCCAGCGATTAGCGCTGCTATGGCTCCTACTATTAAAAAAATCGGATTAATAGACATAACTGCATTAAACGCCGTTTGTATTCCTGTTCCAATTTTAGTAATTAAGTTCCAAGCTTTCTGTGCTTTAACTACTAGATTGATATATGTTTGCCAAGCTTTGTAATACAGAACAACGCCAGATATAGCGACACCTAAGGCTACTATTATCCCTTTAAAAACATCTGATGCAGTCGAACCGCTATCAATCCATTTTATAAAATCTTTAGCTTTTTCGGTTACTTTTAAAAAAGTATCTACTAGCAATATAACAGTATCTATTAAAGTCTCGGTAATAGAAGTGCTTGTTTCTCCTAGATTAAAACTACCAAAGAAATTGGCAACTGCTTCAACAGAATCGAACAAAATATCTTTCAAATTATTAAATGCAGCTCCTAATTTTTCCGGAACATCAACAGAACCCAGAATATCAAAAAAGTATTGAATATTTTCTAATACATCTAACACAACATCTTTCAAGGTAGTAAACACACTTGATAAGATATCAATTAAACTTGAACTTTCACTACTTTTCGATATTTCTCCCCAAAATCGTTGAAGAATATTTATTACATCATATACAATAAATCCTATTATTTTGAAAGCTTGATCGAATGTATCAGAAAATATTTTTATTATTGATTGATTATCAGCAAAAGCCTTTTTTATTGAATCAATAACAGGAATTAAGCCATCCATGGCTTTTGTAATCGCTGAAAACGTATTATTTACAATGCCTTTTAAGCTATTCAAATTAGCCGCAATACTTTTTCCAGAAACTTTCGTTACGATCTCATCAAATTTAGTTAACACATTTGCCATTCCGTTAGTTATGGAGTTTTTCAAGTTTGAAAAAGAAGTAGCTATACCTTCTGTAGTTTTTCGAGCGACTTCTTTTGTTCCGCCTAAGCCATCTTGGATATCAATTAACCCTTGGTTGAACTGTTCAACGGTAACCTGACCACTTTGTAAGGCTTTGTACAAATCTTGTTGCGCAGATTTGCCTGTAAAGCCAAATTTTTCTGCTAACTTATCTAAGCCAAAACCCATGGTTTCTTGTAAAGTTGTGTATGAATCTAGGTCAACTTTACCAGTACGTAGAATTTTCATATATTGTTCTGTTCCACGTTGTGCTTTTTCACCAATAGAACCACTAGCAAGTAAAGCATTGTTTAAAGCAAGTGTACTGTCAGCCGCTAAATCGGCATCTTTAAAAACACTATACATTTGTTGCGTAGTGTCACTCACATCTTGCAATTTCGTTGGTAGCCCATCAATTCCTTCTTTCAACTTATTCGTTGCACGGGTAGCATCATCTGTACTAGCTCCCATAGCTGTTAAAACTTTAGGAAACTGGTTCAACTTGTCAAAACGTGTAACTGCTCCTTCAATTGAGCCTTTTAAAACATCAAATGCTGCACTGCCCAACTTAACGAGCCCCATCGCTTTGACCATGTCTCCAATGCCTCGACTTGCTTTGGCGGACTTGCCTTCCAATTGGTCTAATTGATTATTTAGCCCTGTAACGTCCTTCCCATTCACATCGACATCAATTACTACACTTCCATCAGCCATCTTCCTCCTCCTCCCTTACGTAATTTGGTAATGCATAACGCCTTTGAAGTTCTCTCATTTGTTCCTTGTGTTCAGTACTTTCTCCTTTTTGCGGTTTCCAGTTACGGATACTTTTAATTTTTTGAATAGGCGTGTCATCTGGCAACGTTTCTAGCAATACTTGGAATTCTTCCCAAGACAAACGGCCCTGTTCTTCAAATAAATTGATACCTATTTGTCGAAAAGAGGCATAAATGTATTTTGCATCTAATACAATGTCCATATCTTTACTGACTGGTTTCATTGGCATAACATTTCCTAATTCATCGGTTACCACTTCTGATTTTTTACCAAAGACGAGATAGGTATCGTATAGTTCTCTGAACATCACAAACTGAGATATAATATCTAGTCCTACATCACCAACTAAAATCTTTATACAAGTCTCTACCTTGTCTGGAAGATTCATCCCGTCATCAGACAGCACATCGAAAACATCCAACACACGATCAAAAGCAAGATTTAGAGGATACTCTTTCTCTTCAAACTCAAAAAAAGAGGGCAGCGGATCGTTTAACCGCATTGCGCTCACCCTTTCTTGCTAACTTTTTTCAAGTACTTCTGTTTTAAACGTTGTGAATTTTTAGTTTGTTCCTCTTTGAATTCGTCCAATTGATCGGCAATCCCGTTGTATAAATCAAAGAAAGCGTTTAGCCATGCGTTGATGTCTGGAATATCCGCATACAACGTATCGAATGTCCCTTCGCCTAACATGACGTCATACCCTTTTGCTAACAACTCTTTGTACGGCTCTAAGTCCAAGCTATCTGCATCGTCTTCATTGGGTCCTTCAATCGAATCTACTTCTTTTTCAAACGCTTCATAGTTTTTTTGTACCTCGATTAAATGTTCTGGTGAACTATCAAAGAAAAATTCATGTCCTGCTATAATAACCGGAAAACCCGTGCGTGCTACGTTAATCTCTAATGCTTTCATTTAATTACCTCCATAAAAAAGGACAGCCAAATAGCTGCCCTTATTTTCGTATTTATGCTTGATTATTAAGTGTTAAGGTATGTTGTGCTGTTTTCTTACCATCCTCTGTTTCGCCTTCGGTAACATAAGTACCAGCTGGTACCGTTTCTGTCCAAGTGATATTACCTGTTTCAGAGACAGCAAGGCCTTCTGTTACAGGCGTAATAGAATAGTTTACTTTTTTATTTGTAGCATTTTCAGGCAAAACAGTTGCTGTGATTTGTCGGCTACCTGCAGTACCCGCATCTGCTGTGGATGTTTTAGGAGAAAACTCTAAACCAGTTACAGCAATTGGAGATGTTTTAAATGCCGGTACATTTACTTTTTCCCCGCCGTCTGCAAAACCTACTTGGTATGTTCCTGCTGGAACGTCGGTGTTTGGCTCAATTCCTGTAATTTCTAGAGGGCTTGGACCAGCCGGAACAATGACTTCCTCACCTTTATAAACAATATACTCTCTTGCCATTCTTATTCTCCTTTCTCCATTTCAATGATTACCCCAGTTTTAGTCGGAGTCATTTTACCGATTACTGGGGTTATGCTTTTGGGCTGATTTTTGGTAACGTATCGTATTTGATTGAGCAACCGAATTCTTCGTATGCTGTTGCATCACCAGAACCTGCCTTAATGCCTGTAACTGTTGCACGTCCCACATAAACATCACCATTGGTTTGTACGACTTTATGCCAAATTTTACGGCCATCACCTAATTTGTATTTTTTACTAGCAATTAATTGTTGTGCTGGGTCTTCAGCATCGTACATGCCTTCAGGTGTATACGTACCAGATACTGATACTACAGTCGTTTCAGGCGTTCCATCACCATCATAAAAGCCCGTATCATCTGTTTCTTCGTCTGAATCATCACCAATGGTTGAAATATATTTTGCTAGTCGCAACCATTCTGTATCTTCCGTAGGAGCTGTTTCTTTCCCTGGTGTATATTCAGCGATATAGTGTTCACGTTTCGCATTTTTTTCACGTGCAAACATTTGGATATCCATTTTTAATAACATTATTTTTCCCCCTTGAATGTGGTTAATTTTGCTTGAAAATCTAATAAAAAAACGAACCAACCTTGTTCATCTGCTTCATTGATGAAAGGTCTGTTCGTTATTGTTAAATTGTTATACTCAAAAGAGCTATCTTTACTTGGTAGTTCTTCAATATTTTCTAATATATCCGATAGCAGCCATAACGTATGCTCTATCTTACCACCGTCTTTTGATTTCATGGCAATTTCATAGTTTAACAACTCGTCTTTGATTCCGTCATAATATTCGGTTTCTACCCTACCGCCCGGTAATGGGTAAATCACTAAGCTTTCTAGTGCTGAAAGGTATCCTTTCCGAATATTTAACGGCAAATTAGGAATCTGGTTTATCTTTTCATTTAAACAATCAAGAAAATCCATTACTTAATACCCGCTCCTTTCAGAAAAGCCCGTTTCCACGAATTTAGATAAGCGCCTTTTGCTTTTAAATCCCATCTTGGCCCAGTACCTGGTGTGGTATATTTTTTTCCGTTCAAATAAAATTGACGTTTCGCGTATTTCGTGCCGTAAATAATCTTTTCACCATTGTTTGATAAATGAACGCTTTGCCTTAAAATATTATTCTTTCGTGGTACAAATTGGTTCATATCTGCCATCGCTTGATTACCCAGCGCATATCTGCCTCGTCTCATTGCCTCAGGGCTTACTTTGGTTCTTACACCGCTTAAATTTACCTTAATCCCCATCAGATTACCTCAATCTCATAAGAATAAATAGTGGCTGCTTGATAGGCTTCTATGACAGTATCAATTTTAGTGATTACGTGTTCCTTACCATCATAAATAACCAATGATTGTTCTTTGAATTCAGGAAAGGGCATAGTCAATCCGTGATAACAGAAAATCAATCCGTTATAGAGCAACTGTTTACCGCTTGATGAAAAGGTATATTGGCTTCCTCTGTCAATCCGGCAATACTCAATAAGAACTGGTTCCTTGTATACTGGCTTGTTCCAATCGCCCTCCCCTAAGTACTCTTTATACTCAAAGGAATCGACTAAGAACTTTTTGGGTGGCTTTGGCATTAGCATGACGAAACACCTCGATATAACAAACCTGTACCTTCCAGATACAAATAAACGTCTTCGGCAGTCAACGACTTACTTTCGTTATTTCCAGAAGGATTGTAGCGACTGGCATTAGAAATACTCGTACGGCCTGCTGAAAAGCTTTGAGGGGCATTGTTGATACTTTCATACGTATCCGCACCAACATCGACAAAATACATTATTTGCGCACACAGAGCGAGTTTAAACTGTTTCACTCTAAATTGCCTAGAATCTTTCGTTATATCATTGAACTGATAAAAGTAATTCGTTACATTATCAATCGCTGCGGTGGCTTTTACTAAATATTTGTCAAAGTTATCTTTATATTCATCTGTGGCGCCTGTAAGCTCTTTAAACTCTTCAAAATCAATATAGGACATCTTAGATTCCTCCTAAAAAAGAAGGAGACTAAGCTCCTTCTTCCATTTCAATAACTACCCCGCTTGTTGTCGGCGTTAGATTACCAACTTTCGGGGCTACGCTTTTGGGACATATGACACATAAATAGCTTTTTTCGCATTATCAAATACAATTGCATCATAGTAATCCAAACCTTTAATTGTATCACGGTAACCACTACGGTCTTGCGAAGCTGGCACAGTATCAACTGTCCCGTATTTGACAATTGGCGCAACTGCAGTTAAAGGAACAATGATAAAGTTTAATTTATCTTCAATGTTCACACCTGAGAAACGGTCTTTCGCCACTTTTAAGATGGGCACGCCACCGTCAATTTGAGCTACTGTGCGATTAATACCATTGATTGCCATTTGGTTAGTAGAAAATGATTTTGTTACCCCTTTGGCATTTTTTAGCAAGCGATAGGTTGCTGCCGAAACGAACATTACATATCCGCCAGGAACTTCGTTGTCTGTCATATATTCTTCTGCAGCATCATAAGCCGCTAAAATATTGTCTTCTGTTAATGTTTCATTCACTTTTTTTTCAGCACTATCAAACATTACTTGTACTGCTACTTTGTCACGATGCGGTACAGTGACTAAACGCTTGTGCTCTGTCACAATGTTATTAATCGTTAACGCTGCACTTTCAGACTGATCTAATTGATCGACATCATAACCAAACCAGTCTTCATGCGTTAATTTGATTGTTTCTTTGGCGATATCAATTTGGTTACGTGCATTTTCCCCATTACGTTTGTATTGCGTTGCTTCCATGAATCCTGACATCTTATTCACTCGTACTTCGTTCACGCCTACAAAATCGGCTGCAGTGATACTTTTTGCGCCTTGCGTCAAAATATCCCACACTTGGGAATCTGCGCGATATTCTTTATCAATTGTTGCTAAATCTTTTGAATCTAATACTACTGCCATAATTATTCACCTAATCTTTCTTGAATTTTTTGTACAATGCTTTTTCCACCTGCTGCATTGCCTGCAGGATTTCCACCAGCCAATATTTGAGGCGTTGGCGGAGTTTGGGTTGGATCTTTTGCTTCTTGAAACAAGAATGATTTATTTTCTTGAAGTCCCTTTAATTGTTCTTCAAAGCCTTGTAACTTACCGTCAACAACTTTAATAGTGTCTTTATCTAAAAGGCCAAGAACAATCGTTTCATCAAGCGCATTCGCTTCTTTTAAAGCCAACTGAATGGCAAAGTCTTTTTGTTGTTCGGCTAATTGGTTTTCAGAATTGGTTTTCGCCTCATCGAACTTCGCTTGTAAATCGGCCAGATTTTGAGATAATTCTTCATTGCCTTGTGCCGACTCTTTTAAAGCCGTCAATTCTTCTTGATTCGCTTTTAGTTCTTGTTTAGCGCTGTCACGTTCACTTTCTGCGGTAGCTACTTGCGCATTCAGTTGTGTAACTGTCTTTCCGTGTAACGCCATAATTGACTTTGCGGTTTCTTCCTCAATGCCTAATGCGATTAAATCCTCTTTTTTCATAAATCTGTTCCTCCTAAGTGTTTTTTGAGTGGCAACTCCCACTGTGAGCCGTCTTTTTGAGACTTCCGAGCAGGTCTAGGTATAAAATAAAAAGCCTAACTTTTGCTAGACTTTAATTGCCTTGTTTTCCCATTTTTTATATGCATCAAAATAAATCTCTTGCTTGTCGCCGTTTAGTGTTAATTCATAATACATACCATCAAGCAAAGTAGTACTTAATAGCGCTTTGTTATTTTGCAACGTTTTGCAACTCCAAACCACAAAGACATCTTTTTCGGTAATTTCTTTTTGATCTGATTTATCCAAGTGTTTGTTTGCATAATTTGAAACAATTTCTTTACATTTATCAATAAACTTTTGTGAATCCATCTTTTTGCCCTCTTTTCTTAAATATTCTTCATAATCAGCATCTAAGTAATCGTAAGGATCGTCATTCATAAAATAACCCCTCTCTAAAAATCATCATAGCGAAAATCTTTTAGAAGCGTATTTACCGGGGTGTAAACTTTTTCACGGGCATAATTTCTGCCTAAATACTCATTAGAATCTACTAGTTCTCGTAGTTTCGCTTGGTTTGCTCTTACTTTCTGTAGCCATTGCTTGGCGTTGTCAGTCTGTCCTAATGCTTCAGAAACCATTTGATTCTTTTTGAACTTAACTATTTGGCGCTCTAACTGCCGTTGACGTTTCGTCAATTCAGCGACTTTTTCATTTTCTTTTGCATCAACTTTCGGTTGATTATTCGTGTTAACGCCAGGAATAAAAGGGATGTGTAAATGATTGCAGTTTACTCCCCGATGGCCTCCAGCGGTTCCATATTCAGCTTGCCAATAAGGATCGTAGATACTTTTATATTTGCTGCTACTTGGAACTATCCTACGTAAATCAACCACATGACCTTGAATCTTTGAACAAGCTTTTCTAGCCCCCATATGGCTAGTAACAAGCACCGTATGAACGCCATATTCACTCATACGGTCTGTTCGCAACTGGTTAAAGGTATTTCCTAGTGTTGACTTTAAAACAGTTCTAATGTATCTTTCCAAGCTCCATGTATGACCACCTTTATCAATAAAAGTGGACTTAATCCCTTTTTGCGCCCATTCTTGCAACGTACGTTCTAACGCTTCCTCAAACGTAAATAAGCCGCTGTTAAATGCAGCGACTGTCTTATTAATGATTTCATTGTACATTTGAGTGGTAACTGTTCCATAACCAAAGTTAGTGGATAACAACGTTTGATTTACATAGTTGTTAATATCAGACCAAACTTGGTCATGATAGGCTCTCATGATATTGTCTAAATCTGTTGGCATAGGCTTTGGGTCATACGGCAATTCTTTATCCAAGTCTTTTACAATCTTTTGCCCGGTGCTTTCAAACATTCGTTCTATTTCAGATTCAGCAATTCCCGTTACTTGAGAAATGATTTTTGCTGTTTCTTTGTTAAATAAATGCAGTTCTTGTAACTTTTCTCTTTGCCAATCTAATATATCACCGTTGCCATTTTTTAAACGCTTAGCAATGATTCGTATTAATTCACCCTCTAATGATTGATAGAGGTGTGACATGTTAGAGGACCATAAATCTAATTGATGAGGTGTAATCATTATTCCTCATCTCCTAGTTCATTTTCCGCCGATATTCTTTCTTGTTCTGGATAGTCCATTTCTAACGTTTCTGCTCTAATCTCGTAAACTATTTTTTTGGCCTCTTTTTCAGTCACACCAGTTAATTTCTGAATAGCGCTTAGTTTTGATGAAAGACCAGCTGTAACTAATTTAGAGTAATAATCAGCTTTGGCATCTTGAGATTGAAAAACACCGTCATCAAAATCTATATTAATGCCTAGTTCTTTTGAATATTTGAATAGATTAAATGCTGCGGCCAATTCGAATATAGTTGTAATTAATTCTTTTAATGCTTCTTCCACAATTAAGACATTATCTGAACGGGTAGAAAAAGTCTCAGAATTTTCGCTGATGATTTCCGTAGCTGTTTTGACTGATTGTCCATCAAAGCTAAATGTTCCACTTGAAAAACCGGTTTGTAATTCAACAATGCGTAAAATAAAATTAATTGTCTCAATAAATTCCTGTGACCGTAACGTAGGAACAAATTCACTAATAAAAGGCTCGTCTGATTTCAACCGTTGATATACAGATGTCTTACTGTCAAATCGTTTTATAGGATTCCCTTTTTCATCATATCTAACTTTGAAGAAATGATCTGAAGCTAATATTTTTCTTCTCGCTTCTTCAACTTCATTCATAAATTCATCGTATTTTTCGTTAATATCAATCAATTGGCGCTTCGCATTGTCTATAATACCTAAACTCAATGGACTATCAATATCTATATTGTTTTTTCCAGCAAGTTTAATATAGACAAATAATGGTCGAGTAAATCCGACTAAAGCAGACTCTTCTTTTAGTTCCTTGTACTTGTCTAATGTCGGTAATGGTACCCTAACACCTGTTTGAGATTGTTCTTCTGAACGATACAATTCGTTTCTGATATAGTAAGTGTTATTTTCCCACTCATGAAATTCTAAAAGTGTGTAATAAACATTTTTCTTACCTTCAGTTTGTTGTGTAATCGTAGCAATAGCTGCTTCTGATATGTCATTAGTGTTGGACTGTAAAGGGTAAAAAGTATCAGCTCGGCAAAAGGATATTTTTATTTTGTTTGTCTTTGTGTCTACGTAGGGACGTAGGACAAGCCCTCCTATTGCATATCCTGCTTCCAGCTCTTCACCAAAGTTCTTACGAAACTTATTATCGTTAAAAACTGATTGTAAAAACTGGTCCGCTTCATCATCATCAATGCTTATCGCACACCCGTCATTAAAGACTAGCTTAGCTAATTTGTGAGAAACTACTTTTGATACATTTAATGAATGAAAAGCCCTGTGCATACGCATACCATCACTATTAACGTAGCTCACATCAGGAAACTTATTTTTATATATGCGTTTGTTGTCCATTATTCTATCGATTTCAGCAGTATTTACTCCGATTTTTGGATGATCTGTAATTCTATTAAGTGTTTCTACCATACCTATTTTTGCACCTCCAATCCTGAACATCGCTTTTAATTTGTCAAACATGTAAACACCTCTTTTCTAGGCGATATAGGTTTTATAAAAGTAATTATTACCATACCTTGCTTCATCAAGTGCATGATTATATTTATCTACGGGCAATCCATTATCATTTCTCACATACATAGAGATTTCTTTTTCAAAATTATAGTGGTCAAATTCTTCTCCACATTCTAAAACTATAAATTGGCCACTTATCATGGTGTTTTGTAGTCGTTCTATTCCAACCTCTATCTTTAAACCATTACTTGAAACTTTATCGGAGCTATTGTTATCAGCTTTATCTGTAATAATCCCTATTAAGTCAAGCTCAGAACGTAACGTTTTACAGGCAGGATCGACAAAGAAATAGTTCCAGTGTGGCAAGTGATTCCATTTTGTATAACACCACTCAACAAATTGTTTAATCTCTTTTGCATAAATTGACATCGCTTTTGTTTCTCCCGTATCCGTTCCGCTATGATAGTAGTTTGCTAAACGATACAGATAAAATTTCCCAGCATAGAAGGTGACAACCCAAAATGCACAGGTAGTTGCATCAGCTTGGCCACCATCAGCAGTAAAAAACGTTTCAATGATGTTTCCTTTTATTTCGGTTGCCTTGTTGTTCTTACCGAACATCGAGTAAATAACACCTTGTGGTAGCACTCTATGACCATACCAGTCACGTTCTAAAAGATATTCGCTACTTGATAACTCATCGTATAACTGCTGCTTTCTTGATTCACTTAAGATTGGATTATCATCTGGTGTCCAATGACGAAATAAAAAACGTCCTGATTTCTCAAAACGTTCTAACAATTCTAAATTAGGGTGATTCGGTGCTGGCGGATTCTGTTCGCCTAAATGATAGCGCCATTCTGCAGCAAAAGTACGTCTAAAGCACTCATTAATGAAATCTTTATGCAGCAAGTTAAATTCTAAGAAAGTAACTGAGCCTAACGACATACCCGTAATAGCACCAACCGAATTGATTTTGCCGCCGCCTTTGTAATAAATCTTTTTTTCTCCGTTAGGTGCATATAAAAGCAAATGGTCCCCATGCTCATCATGTCGAATATCTGAAACACCATCAAAGATATGCATTAAGCCTAAACCGTCACCGTCCATAAACATTCGGAAAGCTTGTTCTTGATTATAAGCAGTCACAAGATGGTTCTGGTCTGGTGAGCGTAAATAGAAGTCTGCCATTTTAAATATATCACTGGTGGTTTTTCCGCTACGAGGAGTACCTTCGTTTAATTCAAAGGTCACTTTGCTTGTGTTGAAATTAATATTCGCTGCTTGCTTATCACTAAAATTAATTGTCATTGTTCACACCTCGTGATTTAACGTTGAGCAAAGCTTCTAACAATTCGTTCGCTTTGCCTCCAGCAGTTAACTTATCGGCCTGATTCGTAAGTATTTTCGCTTCTGCTTGAGCTTTTTCAGTTTGCGCTTGTTTTAATTCATCAGTAGCAATATACTTCATCAACTCACTCATAGCCTTTTGCTTATCGTAAAGCTTAACTGATACACCGTCTTTACCTTTTTTAACTTCCTGAATCAATGTACCGTCAACCTCGTTCGAATCTTTAAGAGAGACATTTGAAACTTTGTATGTTTTTACTTCGCCTGTTTCTTCGTCTATAACCTCTTCACCATTAATATCTTTAAACGGATATTCATCATAACCAAATTCTGTAAAATCGGTAATATCGGCAAATGCTTGCTTAACATACTCTTGTATCAAGTCTTTAATATCCACAAACACATCTTGTTGCAACTCTGCTTTTAAACGGTGCAACTCTTTTTTTATGCTATCTTTTGCTATCAACCTAATGCTATTGGCTCTAGCTGAATTATAGTCACATCCGTATGCTTGTTGATATGCCTTAGTGGCGTTAAAATGCTGTAAATAAAATAAACAGAACATTTTCTGTTGCTCTGTTAAAGCATCATTCTCTATAACGGGTTGCGACTCTTTTTTGTATGCAACCTTTTTCTTTTTGGTTGCAACCTCTTTAGGAGGCGCGTTCCATTTGCGAGATTTCCAAGACTTCACGGTGTTAATAGATACATCGTATTTATCTGCTATATCTTTATACTTCATACCATTTTTATAATCCTCATATGCTAAGTCCCATTTCTGCACATCCAACGCCACCTCCTAATTAATTTTATGTAAATGTGCGACAGATACATTAATACCTGTTATACTCTTTATATGGTAGTACTCCTTTTTTAAAAGCTTAAGTTCAGAGATTACAATCTATCTTAATTTTGACACTAACGCTACCTAGCCACTAGACCCATAATCTAGTGGTTTTTTTACGTACAAAAAAAGACCACTCATTTTTATTGAGTAGTCTAAAGATTTATATTAGACTGCCTAGCCAATCTAACACTTATTTAACAATACTAGGTTGCTAGCCACTTTATCCTGTTTCCGCAGGCTGGCTAATTCTGAAAGGAGGTGAACCGATCGTTAAAGTAAGAAACATTTATTGACGATTTTTTTATTTAAGTAGCTATGCTACCTATTGGCGTGACAGGATTCGAACCCGCATCTTATCTCACACGAAGTAAGTTGCATTACCACAATGCTACACGCCAAACCAGAAGGAGCGACCTTCTAGCAATTGCTAATAAATCAAATTAACCTTTACACACTCTCGTCAGAATGTTTTCCCTTCAGGACGTAGCTTTCGCAGACTTTCACGGCTAAAATGATTATGTCACTGGCAAGGATTTGCACCTTGTATGGTCTATATTCCACCACAGTGACCAATCAATCAAACACCAGCAAAAACAATTGATTAAGTTTATCCTAAACGTACCTAGCTGCTACTCTATGAGTTTAGGAATTGCTCTCGTGCGTAAGCAGCTGCCGCAGAGATCTGGTTAATGTTCTTATCGTCATATGCTGGGATAGAGCAATATACCTAACCTCGACTAGTATGAATCAGGTAGTTACTACTGCATTCCTAGCAACTATTTGTGTCACTTGCAAACCTGTAGAAAAAAGAGGAGGTTATTCACCTCACTTCATTTTATTGAGAACGTAAGTCTGCAAGTGACCATCGAAAGTCAAATCAAACGGTGACTAAACCAGAAAGCGTTGTGTAATGTGTCCATTTCTTTGACTTTCGATATTACTATATTAGCACTCAAATTCGTATAAAAACCGCCAACTTTCCGCCAAAAAACCGCCAAAATTATTTATATGCAATTATTTTGCCGTTTCGGTAAGCTTCCGCGAATTCAATCAAAGCTTCTGATTTCATTCTTTGAATACTTCTTTCGGAATAGCCAACTTCTCTAGCAATCTTGTAATTAGAGTAATGGTCCTGCACACAGAAACTATAATGCAAAATTTGTCTGCTAGTTAGGCTTAATGCCATAAGCCCAGATAATATTGCATCTCTTTCTGCTTCTGCATCTGCTAATTGTACTAGCGCATCTTCTGCTTTGTTCCCATGACTTTGGCTTTTAGGCATATCTGTAATAATTGGTGATTTTAAATCTATCAAAGAGCGCCCAGCTATTCGCTCTAAACGTCTAAAATTCTTCAACACATTTCTGGCATTCGCTTTTGTTTGTCGAAAATCTACTTCTTTTAGCAATTGAATCAAGTGGAATCGCTCCTTTTGTGGTATAATAACTATGTCGAAAATATTACTTACAGCCGGAGCAATCTGGCTTTTTTTATTTTCTACTAAATAAACTTTTTACAATACGTACTATGAGATAGTATTTTCAAATACATTTACTCATGATATAATCATATTAACTTTCTTGGGGATTTTATTTCTGAAATAAATTTCTCCTTTTCTATGATAACTGGCGGAAAACAGTTATCGATAGTTCCTGTCTCCACCAGAGACACAATGTCAACCTTATTTGTTGGCACTATTAGCACTTTACTTGGGAAAAGTGCTAACTACCACATTAGTCAGCCATTGGTCGGCTGGCTTTTTGTTTGCAAAAAATCAGCTAGTTATTGTAAAAAAGTTGCAATAAGTTAAAACTCCAATGTAATTGGCCTCCCGTATTTTTAAATTTTCCATTCGCCATCTTTCATATTGGTTTTATTCATATAATTTCTTTCATCACGAGCAATTGTATAATCGAAAAATAAATCAGCTTGCTCTGATCCATGCAGGTACTCAACATAAACGCCGTCTACTTGACGTTCCAGTATATATAATTCTGGATAACTTAGCATTACTTATCCTCCACTTCAATTAAATCCCTTTTCATAAACCAAAATACTTCACCGTTACCAAACTTGATTAATAAAGCTAATATTTCACCATCTACTTTGTCGATACACTCACCTATTTGTCCTTTCGGAACAATGCTGCTATATCTAGTTTTATATTTCAATTATTCGTCCTCCTGTATAAATAATTCTCCTAACTCTCTAGAGGCTTTTTTAGCTTTTTTAATCACAGCGTTGGCGCTAGAATACATCTCTAAATGGCTGTTAGTAACTTTAAACAACTGCAAGCCTAGATGGTGAATCAAACTTATAAGCTCATCTAAGTTTTCACCGCGCTCTTCATCTACTCTTGAATCAGCTATAGGATTAACTGGTCCTACTAATTGATCAACTATTTCATTCAGTGTGTATTTTTTATCTTCCATTTTTCTTCCTCCTATTTAATTCTTCCGCATTTTTTACATTCATAGTAAGAGGGCATACCATAGCTTTTAGGAAAAACTGTTTTGTAATCATGTAGACAAAAACATTGTTTCCACACTCTTATTAACAATAAAATAGAATCTCCTATCATTCCGCTTCCTCCTGTTCCAAAGTCCACTGGCTAAACGCTTCTAAGACTTGTGCTTGTTGCTTTGGATTCAAACTACAATAAGATATATCTACGCTCCTAAGTTCTTTTGAGCCTATCCTTGTCTGCCATTCTCCAAGGAGAAAGACAGCGCACATTGGACTTGCGTTATCTTTTTCAACATTTGCTTTCAACCAATCAAGCACAATCTGCTGATTTGGATTGAGTTCTGGTTCATCAGATAAATCATATATCTGTTTTCCGTAAGAAAATTGTTTGGCTGGTTCCATATATTCATGCACTAGATCAAATGCCAAATCATTTATTTTGCTTAATCTACTCATTTTGTTCCCTCCTTAACTCTAAATGAACGCCCTTCAGCAGAGAACTCATGCGGACTACCAAATTCATCTACTATAACAAACGAATTTTCTAGATAATCAATTGAATCTACTTCAAACCACACAGGATAGCCAACGGACATATCATGCATCCATACTTCTATTTTTGGAATCATCTTCTTCACTCACTTTCTAATCGGATAATAAATTTATTACAAAAATGTTAGTTATTTCGATTAACTTATTAGTTTGATTCATGTAAATTAAATATATTAAATACTTTAGGAGGTTTTCACATGAAAAAAATCATAAGCTTAATTTTTGTTGCGTTACTTATATTTATTGGATGGAAAGGTTGGGATTACTATCAATCTACTTACGTAGGAGAAGACTATTATGCTAAAATACAGGCTCCTCTACCTGAACAAACTGACTTAAAAGATGACAGTGGTAAATTTTTCGGGAAAGGTTATAAATATAAAGTAGTTGGATTTAACACTAAAGGTAACAGTCGTAATTTTGATTTTGAAGTTGTAACGTCTGGGGATTATGCTGATGGATCAAAATTAGATGAAGGAACTATTCTACTTTTAAATGCAAGTGAAAAAAGAATTATAAAACGGCAAATCATCAGTGATGACAAAGTCCCTTCTACCCTGAAATCTAAACTTAACATTCCTTAAACCAGCTTTTGCTGGTTTTTCATTTAAAAAAACTGTATCCTTACCCCAAAACAAATTAAAAATTCTTTGTGGTCGACCAAAACCTCCACTCCCTTCTTATAAATTCACTGGCTCTTTTTTATAACCAGCATCAATCAAAATTCCCTCAATCACATAAAGGTCCGTTTTCTGCTTTAAACTAGCCTTAAATTTCTTCGCAATATTTCTAGCTGTTTCTAAAGAAACGACTTCATATGTTTTAGCCAATGTATCCGCAATTATTGCGGATGTTGGCGTGTAATAAATCTCCAACAAAATGAACACTCGCTTTCATTTCATAAATCTAATTTAAATGTTCAGCTTTATATTCCCAAAATTTACTTCTAGGAACTCCTAACGCTTCTATGATTGCATTCACTGAATAACCAATCCACTGCAAATACAAATATTCTTGAATGGTGAACTTGTCTTTATCAATTGAGTTGATTGGTTTAGATTTATCCATTGTTTGCTCACCAATATCCTTACCAAGCATTTTAATTTGTCGATAGACCATGCTTTTTGGATTTCTATACCAATCTGGGTTTTCATTCATTAACTTAAGCATTTCTTTTCGTTTTTGCTTTTTTTCAGCTTGAATACGTGCTATATCTTCAAAAATTACACTGTTCATTTTTTAACCTCCTAAAAAGGCAGATCATCATCGCTAATGTCGATTGAATTACCTGCGCCTGCGAACGGATCTACATCTCCACCAAACGACATTTGTTGGCTGTTATTTTGCTGATTTAAGCCTTTGTTTTGATTCGTGGCATAATTACTCTCGAAATTATTTTGAACGTCTGTAACGCTATTCTGCGAACTCTGAACGCTATTTCTATTCTCATTGGTGCTTTTTGACTCTAATAATTGGAAGCTTTCGCAAACAACTTCAGTCACATACACACGTTGGCCTTGTTGGTTGTCATAATTACGAGTTTGAATTCTTCCAACAACTCCTAATAATGTTCCTTTGCGAGCATAATTAGCCATTGTTTTAGCAGGCTTACGCCAAATTACACAGTTGATAAAATCCGCTTCTCGTTCGCCGTTTTGGTTTGTAAAGTTACGGTTCACAGCAAGAGTAAAGCTTCCAACTGCAGAACCACTTGCGGTGTAGCGTAAATCAAGATCTTTTGTCAATCTTCCGACTAATACCACATTATTTATCATTCAAATCACTCTCCTTAACGAACACACCATTGACATTTTTTCCCTTACGATCTTTAATCTCGTTATACGCTTGGTTCAGACATTCGTATAAATCCATATCATTTTGCATAGCAAGAATAACTAGTGTCACAACAACATCACCGATACCATCCCTTAAATCATTTTTATTATTTCTTGCTAATGCTGCTGCGACTTCTCCGACTTCTTCAACCACTTTTAGCATTTGTTTCTCAGGCTCTGCGATATCTAGATTTTTTTCTCTTGCCCATTTCTCAATTAATTTAACTAATTCATTCATCATTTACCCTCCAAGTATTCTTTTATTTGTCTATCAAGCTCAGCTTGTTCCTCTGACGAAAGTTTCTCTTCTTCTTGCTTCTGATTGTTAGCCCATTCAGGTAACTTTTCTTGTCTCATTGGCACCTTAGAATAGGCTGGCAGTTTATTTGTTTGAGATAAATCATATTCATCGTTATAACGATCATCACGGATCCAACGAAACAATTCTTGTGGATGATACCAATCGTTTAATTGAATATACGCAAGATAGTCTTTATATCCTTTTTTAAACGACTCTAAATCTTCTTCCGTCTTGAACTTCTTTAAAAATTGTTCTCTAGCTTTTTTCTTGTTGGTTTTCTTTGGATAAGTTTTCCAAACTTTTTCGAATAGTTCAGGCATAGTTGAGCTTGGCTCAACACTATTCTTTTTTTTATCCTTACCTAACCTATCCTTACCTAACCTAACCTGTGTATCCATTTGGTATCCCATACGGTTGTCATCTGGTATACCAAGATGGTTTTCACTCTCTATAACCTCTGTTTTAAAGGTATATGCCTTACTATTTTTCTCAGCTAATTCAGCCTTTTCTTCTTGATATAGAGTTGGTTTATATCGATCATTTCGAATATAGTTATGAATTTTCCAATGTTTGATAACAATAACTCCGCTATCAAAAACTAAAATAAATCTTTTGGCCATTAATAGCTTTAAATCATCATCTCCACATCCAACCATTCGTTGAATTTTCTTAGGATTATTAATAAATCCATCATCATCCGCTCGCATTGACAGATGAAAATAAAGAGATTGAGTTGACAGCGGCATGTCTAAAAATGCATCGCTATCAATGATGGTCTTTGCAAACATTCTTCTTTCAGCCAATTATCTAACCTCCTATAGTTGAAAACGGCACTTCCCAAAAATAGTCATCGTATTTTTTCACAATATTTTTAGTTGTTTCCCCTTCTATAATTTCAACTTCTTGTGTGAACTCCATCCCTTGTTCAAAAACAAAAATTTTAATATCGATATTATATTTTTTTGAAATACCTTCAAAATCTTCTTCGATAACACCCCAAGCCTGTTTAAAATCTAATATCTCTGCTAACGCTTCATCACGTTCTTCGTGCCATACTTCTATCTCTTTTCTATCTATGAAAGCACGTCTGGTATTATTGATGTAGAATTCGTTCTCACTGTACAATGTGGTTGAATAATCATCTTCAGAAATTTCAACCTTTTGCGGGACTGTGACTGGTCCATCTTCAGTCATTTTAAAATTAGGTGAAGCAATTATCCCCTCTTTCAAAAATCTGATTACATTCTCTTTTTTTCCTCTAATTTTAAGTGTTCCCTCTGCCCAGTTTGGCATTTAAATCATCCTCCTATGTTCAGTTTCTTACGTTCTTCGATGTTCAATTTCACTGGTTTAATTTGATACTTATTCAAGAAGTTCTTAGTGCCTATTTGGTGTTCCTCTTGATGGTGCTGACGACATCCTGCATAAAATGTGAATGTCTCATGATTAATTTTTTTGCGGTTTCGCCCCATGCCAACAACTTCTATATGGCAAATATCAGCATGTTTACCACAAATACAGCACTTACGATATTTCAGGCAGTAATAAAACCATTTGTTATTTTCAAGCAAGTATTGGTATCTTTTTTCCAGTGGTATATCGTTTTTCAAAATGAACTCAATCAAGAAACCGATCCACTCAGTCGCTTCATTCTTGGTAGCTCTACTATGTTCAAAATAAACACCACTCTTAGCCTCGTAGTAGTATTTCAAGACACTTTCAATCCATTTAGGTTCGTCATAGCTCCAACGTGCCACATCGGCTATTAGAACGTGAGAAAGTGCATTCTGTTTTTGAGACATCTGTCGATTATCTAAGAATTCAACTTTCGCTAAATTATCATCGTTATTAGCCAGAAGTTCGAGAAAATTTGAATTTATTTCATCCTCAAATTCGATGGCCAACATATTCCCTTTATGTTTTATGATTTTCCCAATCATTCAATCACTTCTTTTCAAAATCATTTGCAATAGGAGGATTTGCCTCGTCAAATAATTCTGTTTGTTCTTCATCGAGTTCGTTTTCACTTTGTTGTTCCACAGTAGGAACTTCAATCTTTTCTAACATTTCTTTCATACGCTCAAGAACTTTAGTTTTTACGTTTTTTAAAGGTACGTTGTTAATCTTGCTGTGCAACTCTTTAAACATATTTTCATGATTTTCAGATTGTGTAGCAAGTTCTGTAATACTACTAATTAATTCATCTTTTAATTTTTCTAAATCTATTCCTTCGCTACTCCATTCATATATTTTTTCGCCTACTTCTTTTGTTATTTTAAAAGGCATATTAAACATATTTGAGTTATCTTTTGTAGCTTCCGCTATGTGGTCCTGATCAATACGTAAAGCGATAGCAAATTCATATTCCAAACTATCTTTTTGATCAGGTTTCAACCCTAGTTTTACTACTTGTGTTTTACCTTGTTCATTTTTTTCCATGTCGTAGGCTTGCTTACTTCTAGACGTTCCAATCACATACATTGAATTTCCTGTTACTAACTTAAGAAATTCTTTCTCTAATGGTTTTACTTTATTCCAAGCCAACATTTGATTTTTAGAGTTGCCTCTCTGATGGTTTTCTACTTGTTCTAAAATGCCACCTTCACCACTCCAAGCATGCGTTAGAGAATCGACTATAACCACTTCAACCCCAGCTTGTTTGAATAAATTAAAAGCCTGTATATATCGCTGTACAGTAAATGGTGCTTCAAAATCAATATGCAAAAATTCCCCTATGTCGACATTCCCAATAGTTGAATCAGCATATAACAACGATCGTTTGTGCTCAGTGTCAATGACACCTATTTTTTCCCATTGTTCTTGTTCTGATAAGTCTGAATGCATTTTTTCAATAATTCCTTTAGCAATAAACAACGCACTTACTGTTTTTCCACTACCACTTGCGCCAGTTATCATGATAGGAACTTTTATTTTTTCGCGTTTAGCCTTTTTTATTTCCATATTGAAACCTCCTATCTAATTCTCAAACTCTTAGTTTGAACTAATTCTGCACCTTTGATTTCCCCATGTTTCAGTTCTTCTTTCAAAGCTGTTTTATCAACTTTGGGAGGTTGAGGAATTAAAAAGCCAATAGGAATTAATTTTTCGTCTATAATATTCACAGAAACTGGATTGTTTTGAATTCCTACATTGAATAATTCGCCCTTGATTTTCGTTTTGCCGACCTTTTCCATTTCATCTTGCAGATATCCTTTTAGGTTCTTTACATTGTTAGAAAGCGTTGTTTTTCGTGACTGTAGCCGTTTGATTTCTTTTTCAACAATAGATATGTTGCTCTCAAGTTCTTTAACTACTTTTGCTGTGTTTTCTACTTTTAAATCGATTGAATCGCTAATACTATCTAACGTATCTTTTAATGTTCCATCATCAAGCTCTTCAGCTAATGACAAAACTTTTAAATAATCGTTGCTAAGTTCATAAAGTGTTGCCACGGCTATCTTCCTCCTCGTCATATTCCCATTCTGGTTCGATTTTCTGTAATTCTTCTGACGGCTCTGTTAAAAATTGATCTAGCGCATCTGCTTCACTACGATTCATTCACAAGACCTCGTTTCTGTGATATAATTTTCTTAGTATATTTTTGTATGCGACTTATTGCTTGCCGGCTTAAGTCGCTTTTTTGTCGTCATACAACACCTCTGCGCTCTTTTTGTTGTGCAATGTATATTTTATTTTTTTGTTGCTGGTACCATAAATCAGCAAGTTTTTTCGTTTGCTGTAGTTTTTCTTTCCTTGTCATTTATTTACCTCTCTATCTTCAAGTGCCAGATCATAAAACAGTGTCCAAATGATGAATAAGCCGATATATACATTTTGGATAATCGGATTAAAATCTCCGCCTACTAGCAGTCCTAGTCCGAATACGATTAGCAATACTGCAATTCTTCTTAAGTTATAAATTTTTCTCATTTCATTTCTCCTTAAATATGCATTCTATTTTGAATCTCTAAGTATCTTAAAAATTCGAGTTCTTTTTCAATTTGATATGCTTTTCCTTCGGTCAGTTGTTCTGATTGTCTAAGCGCTGCTCTATCATCTTGTAGCTGTTTCCGCTCTTTTTTGATTTGGTTGAGTATCCAAGCCTCTTGTTCAGTTGTATAAGCCATAATGTTCTCCCTACGCTATGTCGTTTAAGTCAAAACTCATTTGTCTTACAACTGTTTTTGTGGCTGTGGACGGCTCCCAGTCATTGATATATTCAATTACCATTGGATAATGTTTTTCTCTTAATTGTGATCGGGTCCCCACGCCTGTGATTTGCTTAATACCTGAATTAATATCTTTGTATAGCTTGCCACGCTGTTCCTTTGTGATTTTTCCAAATCCTCTTGCTACTTCTGCTACTCGTTGATGAACTCGACGTGATAAGTAGCCATAATCATCTGCACCGATTTTTTGATTGTCTTTTAAGTCGGCTACTTCTTTTTCAATTACATCTACACGCTCATTTGTTTCTTCATTTGCTGATAAAGCAAGTATTGCTAGCTCTCTTTGGGAAGTTGGTAGTTTGGGTTGTTTGTTAAAATAATTTTCTTCTAGCTCATCAAACATATCCCACGCACGATCCGTACCTAACATTTTTGAATGACGACCAGCACCTTGTTTAGTCCACAAAATTAGAGAGTTGGCATTTCTCCCAACAAGGTCGAAATTTTCGACTCTGTTCTTAAAGTCTTTTAACTCTTGACCTTCCAATCTATAGAAATGTTTTCCTTCAGCAAATCTGCCCTTATTGTTATTAAAATTCTGTTTAATTTGTTTTTCACTTGCTCCATAAAACTCAGCAAGTTGTTCAGTTGTTAATAACCGTTGATTGTTCATTTCAATAATTCGTGGTGTATTCATTTTTTGTTCCTCCTCTTATTTCCTTTTATCCCATCGCCTTTACTTAGTTAAAGTTCTTTCTTAGCAGCATTATCTTTTCGCCATTTATTAACTTTATTTAAATCAAATAACAATTTACCAGTGGGATTAGGTTCTGCTTGCAACCCAGCTTTTCGCCATTTTCTAAATGTTTCTACAGAAACACCTTGTCGTTTCGCCATTTCTGTTTGATTGAATAATGTTTGTTGGTTTTTTGCCTCTAGTTCCGATTCAATCTCCTGTCTAAACCTACACCCTATTTCTGGCAATGCTTCCTCTAACCACTGATCAAACAATGGTTTTAGCGCTTCTTCAAACGTGGTCATCAGTTCCCACCCCTAAACCTTTTCTTTGTAGCGTAAATGCGACTTCTTTACCAAAAAAAAT